TTTCAACATTTGGTCCATCTTCACCAACTGCCCATGTGTCTTTATCTGGTTTATCATCTTTTCTTACATCTTCACCCAGACTATCTAATAAATTATACGCTGAATCAATACCACCTTCCATATCAGTTACATTCAGTTCACTATCTGGAATAAAATCTGTCCATTCTCCACTTCTTGCTAAAAGTCTTAAATATTCATCAACATAATCACCTTGATATCTTCTTTCCCAACGAGTATATTCACTGTCCACTTCATTTCTTACTTCATCATATTTTTTATATGCTTCATTGTATTCCTCTTCAGTAGCATAATCAGTTTCAACTGGTTCTGGAACACTACTATCAAATGTATCTACACTCATTGGACCATATTCTTCATCATATCTATCAATATTATCAATAGTTCCATAACGATTCCATCTTTTTGCTGCTTCATTTCTTTGTTCATCAACCCATGAATTATAAGCATCAGTTAATCCATTATCATAACTGTATGATGCACCCATCAGATCTGATAACTTTTCTATGATTTGATCAGTTGATAAATTCTGTTCTTCTACAACAGGTTCAAATTCAAATTCTACACCAAATGTATAATCACCCAATTCATCATATTTGGCTTTTAGTCCATATTCAATATCAGTTGCTTTATCAAACGGCACGGCTTCAAGCAATACTTCTTTTATTAATGATTTTAATTCTGCAAGTGTCATATTTTACCAGTATTTTCCTTTACTCTTAGTACCTAGTGATTTGATTCTATGACTTCTGCAACTCCAATATCCAGCTGTAGTACGATCTTTCTTTTGACTGCATCTGTGTCTGGCTCTGAAACTTTTTCTACGTGCTGCACTACCGGCTCTGATTCTCATGTTTGGATCACCAAAGGTTACTTTCTTTATTTTACCTGCCTTTGATTTAACATATACAGCAAATTTCTTTGGTCCTCCTGGAGTTCTAAATGGTCTATTAAGATTTACAGTTATACCTCTGTGTTTGACTTCATTAATATACTCATCTTCTTCTATTTCAATTGGTGCATCTAAATATACTTCTATACCTTCATATATTGCTTTAGTGCCAAGATCACTTTCTATAATATCTACGTCATTATCATTCAACTCAATTAAATCTTGATTATATAATTCACGTACTTCATTTACTAATTTAAAATATCCTTCACTGTAAATTCTAAATATATTTTCTTCTAAAGTGAGATTTCTACCCAAATGATATTTCAATTGATCACTAATAGTAATATCTTTGACCAACTTCATTGGTTCTCCTCGTTCAACCATTTCATCAAGAATATCAGTTAATTTAATCATGAATATAAATAGAATTAAACTATGATTTAATCTTCTTTTTATGATACTTTATGGTAGTACCGCTTAGATTATATTTAACAGACAATTCTTTAATTGTATATTGATTTGATAATATATCACTATATAATTCATTTTTAATTTTTTTAATGTGGGATTTTGCTAATGATATATTTAATTTTTTATTATCATCCATTGGTCCATGTTTAATTCCTGTTTTTTTATTGTTATAACAATAATTTATTTTTCTTGATGATAATTTACTTCTTCTCTCTTCATATTTTTTATTACCTAAATCTGTTCCATACTTTTGTATGAACCAATTTAATGTGAATCTACCAATCGCTTTTTGTTTTTGAATCAAAATACTATCATCATCATGTTTTTTACCAAACATAGGATTGTTTTCTCCTGAATACATTTCTGATAATTGTTGTCTTATAATTTCTTTATTTGGATTGTGTGTAAAATTATCACCTCCTGAAGATTGTAATGCAATGTTATAACCAATATTATTTCTATATGGTTGAAATGTATCTAAATAATGTTGTTCTCTTTCTAATAATAACTTTTCATTTTTTAATTCTTCAATGATTTCAAATTTAAAGTTATCTTTCCCATAAAAATTCCAAGCATTTTGTAATTTTTTATTTATATGAATGTTTTTGTCTAGTTCATTTGTATGTTCCCACCATCTTCTTTCAATGTCTTTAGATGATCCAATATAAAATTTGCCGTTTTTTAAATTTGTTATTTTATAAATTCCACTTTTCATACCTTACCATAAATATCTTGAATTTTAATAAAAAGATACAAAAAAAACTCTCAGTATTTCTACTGAGAGTTTGTGTTTAATTTACTTTATATGTTAGATTAGACTTGGTTCAAATCACCAACATATATCTTGCCGTAGAATTCTGGGCGGACTACTTTCTTGGCATAACGGGTCATTACACCTCTACGTGGAGTGAAGTTTACTGGATCATATACCAATGGGGTTTGTACCAATGGAATATATGGAGCATAAACTGCACCGGTTTCTAGGAAGTTGTTACCACGGAAACCAAGCAAGATTGTGTTTTCTTGCATGTATGGGTTCTTGTAAACTTGGAAACGGGAAGCAAAAGAACCAACACGGCTTACGCCCATTGCGAACTTAGCACTATCACCGTCAGTGTTTACAACGTATCCTGGGATGGATTCCAATACAGTGGCTACGTCTGGTCCTACAACCAAGAAGTTAGCACCACCACGTAGGGTCAATTGGTGAATCTTGTTAGATACCTTTTGGATCTTGTTACCAAGAGTTTGGTACCAAGTGCTCTTTACGTAAGCAGTACGATTGGTTGAATCATTGTTTACAGTAAAGGTTGGTAGACCGTTAGCATCATTTCCACCCTTGATTAGTTCCTTACCAATTACGGCGGACCAAGCATCAGTGGTTAATGCTGGAGCAGCACTAATCAACATGTCCATAATTTCAAGATCAATTTCCATTGATACGTATTCACTCAAGAGAGCAGTCAATTCTGCTTCTGCATCAATGCTATGGTAAGCATTCAAGTCTTGAGCCAATTCTGGAGTCCAGACGGCCTTCAACTTACGGGTCTTAGCAACAATTGGTTCACTCTTAAGTTCCAAGTTAACTTCTGGAATGTTGATGTCAGTACCTTGGTTAATACCAGAAGTACCACCGGCAGATCCCTTGAATGGATTTGAATCTTCAAAATCACCACGGGTTTCATCAGTTGGTTGTTTGGTGTAAGTTAGTGTTGCATTAGCACTGGTGTTACCTGCAGCAGTTGAACCTGTTACAATGAATTGGATTGAGTAATTTGGGCTGGCCAATGTACCGGTATTATATACCTTAGTTAATTCATTGATTACGTTTGCTGGATTAATACCAGAACCACTGATGGTGAAACTTCTTACAGCGTTCAAATCAATGTTATAGGTATTGGTGCTGATAGGCAAAGTAATTCTTTGTCCTACAAATGCTTGAGTACTTGAAGTCAATGAACTATCAAAATCAAGATCACTCAAAGTTGCGGAACCTGAAGTTACGCTACTGATTGCTTGTGTAAAATAGTTACTGGTGTAAGAATAACGGCCAACACCATATAGACCGTTTTCTGGAGAATCAGTAGAACCTAGCTTGATGCCAGTACCACCGAACATGGATGAACCACTGAATGGGTTAGATCCTGGTAGACCGTTACGGTTGGTACCGTACTTGAAGTCTAGATAGAAGATTAGACCAGATGGTAGGTTCATTGGTTGAACTGAAACGAATTCCTTAGCGGAGATTTCAGCGAATACACGGCGAACCAATGGAAGAGCTACGCCAGCCCATTGTTCACTGTTAGCAGAAGTACCTGTAGAGGTAGATTCATCAAGCAATTGCTTGGCTTGGTTTTCCAATAGGATAGACATATTGGCCTTTTCAATGCCTTCTAGACCTTCAAGAAGACCTGTCTTGTCCCATTTGTTTTGCAATCCACGAGTTTCAGTCATCAACTTAGCTTGTGGGTTCATATTGTTTGTCAATAGACTCTTAATATCACTCATATTTTCTTTCTGTATTTTAGTTTTTTGTTTACTTGCCTTGTTTTAATTTTTTACTTCTTAATTCCGGCAAGTCTTTGGAATCTTGAAGCCATCACGTTGCTGTTTTCAACAATCAATTCCTTCTTAGGAGCTGTTGATGCAACTGGTTTACTTGCCAAACCTTCGGTGATAGTTTGTGCAGCTGTATTTGGTTTCTTGACAGCTGATCCACCTGAACTAAGTGATTCGGACAAAATTTTATAACTCAACTTAACTTCACGGATGGAGCTGGTTAAGTCGAAAGTTTCTACTACCTTCATCTTTTGCGCTTGGTTCAATGAGAACTTATTGAACAACTTGTTGGTGTACAACAACTTAGCATTCAAAAGATTGATTTCATTCAATTGATCACGTAGGAATTGAACGGTATTCAAAGCTTCAGCCAATTGAACAGATTCTTCAGTTTGTTCTTTTACTTCTTCTTTATCTTCTTCTTCTTTTTCTTCAGAATCATGTTTCTTAGCTTCATCTACTTCATCAACTTCTTCACTCAAGGTGTCTAGAAGTTCTTGTAGATTGATTTCTTCATCAACTTCTTGTACTTCTTCAGCAGCTACTGGAACTTCTGGAGCAGGAGCAACTGGAGCTTCTGGAGCAGGAGCTGGTGCTGGAATTTCAACATCAGGTTCAGCAGCTACTGGAGCTTCTGGAGCAGGTGCTGGAGCAGCTGGTTCATCTCCCATTTCTCTTTCAAGTTCAGCAAGAATTTCATCAAGTTCTTCACTTGTTACTTCTTCATCTGATTCTTCAAACATTTGATTTGCGCCTGGATCTTGGTTGGTAGATTGTGTACCAAGTGGTGCTACACTTTTACCTGAACCAATATCAGAAGAATGAACTGCTTCATCTTCCATACCAATTTCACTCTTTAGTTTTTCAGCTAACATTGCTTCCAATGTTGGCTTGAATGATTCTTCTAATGCGGCTTTTGCATTTGCTAGAGCAGTAGCACGTACAGCCTTAGCGTCAGCAATAGCTTCCTTTAATAAATCTGACATAATATTTCCTTTGGGTTTCCTGAAGTTATTAGAGGGTAAACTTCAATAATAATTTTTTATTAATTTATGCGACAAAGAATGTCGTAATACTGTTGAATAAATATAAATAAAAAAATGAAAGTAACAAAAATTTTAGATATTTATTGTATTATGCCATATAAAATAAAAGGTAATTGCATTTACAAAAAAGACACTGGTAAAAAAGTTGGATGTACCAAAGGCAGTGTTAAAAAATATTTAGCTGCTCTTCATGCAAATGTTACCAATGAACAAAAGATTCAAATAAAGAATAAATTGAAAGAAGTATTGCGTAGATCTCTTAAAGAATCTTTGTTAAGTGAAAATGCAGAATTCCAAAAAGACAATGTAAAAATCAAAGATGAATTGTCAAAAAATCACGGTATTAATTTTGAACAATTTGAAATTGACAAGATCAAACAAGCCTCTAATATTCCAATCAATAAAGAAGATACTGACAGAGGAATGGAATTAAGCTTTGAAAAAAATATTGGTGAAAATACATTTTATTTTGTAATTAAAAAACTAGTAAATCAAGCGGATAGTAGCAAAACAAGTTTTAAATATATCATTTTCTATGTAGAAATCAAAAATCCAGATGATTTGGATAAACCTTCTACCGTATATTCAAAATTATCTGAACCAGTAAAGGCTTTGATGGACAATGATAAAACTGATATAAGTAAAAAGAATGATATTGAAAGTAAATTGTATAACTTTATTCACGCTTCAATGAAAGTAAATATATGACCCATTTAAAATCATTTATTAAAAAAGAAGGTTTTGACACCACCAACGGTGAATATAAAATTGATGACATAGACCATCCAAATGGTTGGGACTGGAAAGAAGTAGACATGTTAATTGGTATGGGATTTGAACCTGATGGTGATACAAGATTCAGACTAAAAGTTGACAGAAATAGTGATATGACATCATTAAACTTTGTTATTTATAAAAATGATAAAGGATATTGGTTAATAATAAATGATAGAAAACATGTGTATAAAAACTTTGATCAAATGATGGATATGATTAACACGTTTGGTTCAGTTGAAACACCTTAAAAATAAAAACCCCGCCAGAAGGCGGGGTTTTCTTTTACCACAGTTTAGCGTTTAGTTATTTAGGATCATTAATTTCAAAATACTTTTCATAAATGTGTCCCATATCTTCATATAGAGCAGTCATTTGTTTGTTATTTTCATAACATTCAGATGCTAATTTACGAAATCCTTCAGACAACTTCTTCAATTCAGCAAAGTGTCTCTTAGCTACATTGGCTTGCATCCAATCACCACATTCTTGTAATGCATAATTTTCAGCCATACCAGCAATCTTGCAAAGCTTTTCAGATACTTGAGCAATTTCATTTACATTACGTAATACTTTGCCGTATTCATTGTATTCTGCTACCATTTTAGCCAACATCTTTTTGTCTTCTTTGGTCATTTTTTGTGGTTCTGTACTAACAGGTTGTTGACCAGCAGCAGCTGCATTTTCTTCAATTAAAGTTTTTAGTTTAATCATATGTTATAAATATAAAATATTTTGTGTTTATGACTTAATTTCACCAAGAATATCTCTAATAATATTCTCAACACTGTCCCATTTATTTGTTTCAGGATTCTTAACTACACCTTCTTGTAAAGATTGTTGATCCTTTGGATATAAGAAAGCACCTCTGGTAGATGGATTGCTTACAAAGTCAAATGCAATCAATTCAAAATCATCTTGAACTTCATCAGCAGATTCATAAACATTCTTCTTTACACTACCCATTCCTCTAGAACTAATACCTAATCTAATTCCAGATGCAAATAATTCTTTTAGAATATTACCACTTGGTGTAGGTAATACTTCTACTTCACCAATCAAATCATCACCATCCCACATTACTTTTGTTACATTGTGACTTACATTTTTTAAGTTTACAACGCTACTATCTGGATGATCCAATTCACCCAAAGCTCTACGTTCCTTGATGAAGTTTTCATTGTATTTATTTGATTCACGTTCCAAAATTTCTTTTGGATAAATTCTTCCGTTTTGGTTTTTTGCGCCAGCTCTTTGCAAAATTCCTTTTACAATAAATGGACCACCTTTTGACATGGCTTCATTTATTACGTCTTTTGGAATATCAAATGTTATACAATCTACTATTAATTTTCTTTCCATATTACAATCCCTTTGTTGCAGTGTTTTGTGGTGTTTGAACTGGTTTTGGAGCAGCTGGTTGTGTTTGTTTTTTAGATTTAGATGGTTGAGCTTGTCCCATAATCTTTATGACATATGGAGCAGTCAAATGGAAATCACTTTCCTTTTGTTTGTTTTGTTCTCTACCAGTAATTACAACAACGTACTTTTGATACCAAAATTCAATTTTGACATCCGCAACATTAACAACATATTCTCTTTCAGGTTGACCAAAACCTTTTGCGGCTCTAACCAATCTTACTTGTTTGTTTGAAATCTTTTGCAAAATTTTGCTTTGAAAATCATTTTTTGCTTGTTCAGTTGAGTTAGAAACCTTTGTTTCAAAGTCATCTAAATCAAACTTAACATTAAATGTATTTGCATCACCTTCACCGCCAGATGGAGCAGATGGTTGTTTTTCTGCTGCTGGAGCTGGTGTTGGTGGTGATTTTGGTGCCGGAGCAGCTTTTGGAGCAGCTGCTGGAGATTGTGTAGGTGGTTTTGCACCCTTTTGTGGTGGTACATCACCTTCTGCTTCAAATATAAGTTTTTTAAGACTGATATTCATATTATTTCTTTTTGCTTGCGCCTGGCTTATAACCCAATTGTTTTTCACCTGTAGCAATCAAATTGTCATAATGTTGTGTGTCTTTTTTATCATTCTTAGAAGCGGCAATTGCTCTTCTTTTGTGAAGGATATAAAGATCATCTGACTTTACTCCCTTACTTGTTGGACCTTTAACTACGTCAGGTGTTTTTTCTTTACCTACTGGTGCAAGTTTCTTTTCACCCTTCTTTTCTGCTAGTTTATATCCGTCAAGAGATTTTGTAGCTATATCTGGACGACCCTTTGCATTTTTACTTACCCAATTTGGTACTGCGGTAGGACCAACACCACCGGTTGTGCTGATTTCATCCATTACTTGTTTTACCAATTCTTTTAGGGCCTTTTTGAAATCACCAACGATTAGTTTTTTGTTTTTATCACTCATAATATTAAAGTTTATTTTTGATTTCTTTTAGAAGTTCATATGAAAG